TTAGGTAAAATTAAAACTGAAATTCCTGCGGATAATACCACCACTAACACTAATAACCCACCACAAACAGATGTTGGACCACAAACTGAGTATACAGGGGGGTTTGACACAAAATACGTGAATCTTGGATTTTATTTTGAAAATGACCAACCTAATCCAAAAACAACACAGGTAACAACAACCGAAAATTTCCAAAATTTATTTAATACATACACATCTGAAACCAATATTAAAACATATGAAAATAAGGCTAATAATTATTTTTCAACAACAGACACTAATAGAAATGTTGGGTCATTTTTTAATACGGTAGTTAAAAGTAATTTTAATTTAATTGCGGAAAATTTTGTTAAAGATGCTCTTGATATTATTGAAAATCAGAAAGGTACTATATCGATAGTTTTAGAAGGTTCGGCATCGGCTTTAGCAAAACCGGATTATAATACAAAATTATCCGCAAGAAGAATTGATTCGGTTAAGAATTATTTTAAGACAACAGGGTTGAGTAAGTATTTGACTAAAGAATTTAGAATTATTGGTGAAAACCCTCAGGGTGAAGGTGAAACTATTGTGTTTCCAAAAACCGCAAGTGGAACTGATAATCCAACTGACGGAACAGTAAATACATCAGCATCTGTTGGTAGTTTTGGGGAACAAGTTTCTTGTTCTGATAATATTGAAGCAACCGCAGGACCAAATTCAGGTAAAGTTTTAAATGACGGCTCTGAGATTTATTCAGTGGCAGCGATGGCTTGTAGACGTGTTGCAATAGGTTCTATTAAAGTAACTGTTCCACCACCAAAAAAAGAGGAACCACCAAAACAAGAACAAAGTGTTACAGGTGTTAATGTTCCAATTCCTAAATCGACTAAAAGTGTTACAGAAAAATTAATAGATGGTATTGGTAAAAAGATTTTAAGAGATTTATTATCAGAATGTGATTATTTTGAAATGATTAAGGAAACTAGTCCGATGATATATGATAATATAAAACAAAAAATCAAACATTTTAATCCGGCATTTCACTCTATGACACCTGAAGGATTAAATGGTAGATTAAATTTTTTAAATCAATGTGTTAGACCTGGTGAAACTATACCAACAATTGGTACTGATAACAAACCTAAATATAATGATGCTGTTAATACATCATTTGGTGCACCTCCGGTGTTAATATTAAGAATTGGGGATTTCTATAACACTAAAATTATACCTAATTCAATGCAATTTACATATGACCCATTAGTGTTAGACTTAAATCCTGAAGGAATCGGTGTTCAACCTATGGTTGCAACCGTTACAATGGGGTTTGATATGATTGGTGGTATGGGATTGGCTAAACCTGTTGAGGAATTACAAAATGCTTTATCATTTAATTATTATGCCAATACTGAGATATATGATGAAAGAGCTAAATGGACTGATGATAGTTTTAAGGCGATTGATAAAAAATATTTCCAATCAATTTTAGACGAACAATCTTCATCAAAACCAGTTGATAATCAACAACAAAATGATGGTGGTACAACTATTGGTGAAATTATAACTAATATTCCTGTTGGAAATCCATCTAGTGGTCAGACAGGTGAAATTACATATAAAACAATTATGGATAACCTATTAGATATTACCAAAGAGTATTACACTAATATCGTTAATCAATCTGAAAGTTTTAGTAAGTCATATAATTATGGTGTTTGGCAATTAATCACTAAAAATAGATTATATATTGATGGTGAGTTTAATTTAGATAGTCAAAGTATATTAGTACCAATTTATGGCGCACCTGAAAAAGTACAGGATAAAATAAATCAATTATTTACTGATATTAATACTGATATTACTGACCAAAGTAATTTTATTATTGCGGGATTAAATTCTTTTAGTTTTTCATCTCAAGTAATGACAACCGTAACCACTAATTTAAGACAATTTTTATCGGATTTCAAAGACAGTTACAGTTCAGGTATTATGAGTAAAATAAATTCAGATATCGTTGTTCAAGAACAAAATATGGTATATGTTTTTAATAAAATTAATTTAGTTACAACAAAAACTGATGGTAAGATAGTTAATAATCAAGCTAGAGTTTATAACATTTCAGGTACAACTGAAGTTGACCCAAGTAGTAAAGATTCTCAAGACACTTATAAAGAATTATGGTTAGATTATCAAGCGGTTGGGGTTAGATTACAAAATTACGACAAATTTTTACAAAAACCTAATACCCAAGTTATAACTGATTTATTTGGGGTTAGTGGTCCAAGTTGTTTTACACCATTAAAAGGTTATGGTAGTTCAGCATTTGATGCGGGAGCAAATTCACAATATCAAAATCAAAATAGATTTTTCATAGCTTTAGGTAGATATTTAAGCGATAATAATAATTTGAGAACATTCAAATCGAAGATAATAAATACTGAATTATCAAAAATTAAAACACCTTCAAATTTAAGTAATAAATTTGATAAAATTATGAAAAAATTTGTTGATAGTTGTAAAGAAGAGTTAAGACAAGAAGAAAGATTTTTTGAAAAATTAAAAAAATCAAATGATTATTTAGACTTTATTAATAAATCCGTATACAATAAAGGAAAGTTGCGTAAGTTTACTTATACGACAGTTGCAAACGACTCAACAAAAGCTACACAAGAAGCTGCAATAAAATTGTTGTATTCTACAACCGGAGATATAACAACACCAACTTGGAATAATAAGGTTAAATTCGATTCATAATGGGAAGTAGAGATACATACAATAGGTATTCAGATTTTATAACTAATGGTAGACAAACTGTTGTACCATATGTTGACTTACCTTCAAAATCAACAGATAAAAGATATATTTATAAAGTTGGACAATCAAGATTAGATAAAGTTTCACAACAATATTATGGTTCCGGAACTTTTGGTTGGTTAATACTTATGGCAAATCCAATTTTTGGTGGACAAGAATGGAATATTACTGATGGTTCTATCTTGACAATCCCATTTCCTTTAGTAGCTTCATTACAAGATTATAAAAATCAGTTAGATAATCACTTCTTTTATTATGGTAGATAATTCAGAAAATATATTAGTAGAATTTGATTACAACAATATAACAATTGTTGACCCAAATAAAGTAATAGATAGTTTAGGTAAAGTTAAAGACAGAAATGTTAAACAAGAAGATTTAGTGATGTACGCTAATTTGGAATGTAAAGTTTTACCAAGAACTAAATTAGCGCTTGGTGTTGCATCAAATGACCAAGTTAGAACAATTTCGGTTGCGTCTATTAATTTTCTTAATCCTGGAGAAAAAGGAGTTTTAGATAATGCTTATACAGATGAAATAACCGGTAAAGATATATTAGCGGGTACCGGAGTTAATCAACCAAAATCTGAAAGAATCTCAAACCCAAATAAATCTGATGATTATTACATCAGACAAACAATATTATCTAATGGTAAACCTGGGTCTATAGATAACGGGTTATTAGGTATTACCAATATCCAAATTAGACAAGGTTTAGATTTTATGCCAACAATTTCAATGGAGTTGGAGGATATTAAAGGTAGAGCTATGTTTGAGGCGGGTAATAATTCACCTTATGCCGCATTTTTTAATTTACCCTATCCATTATTTTATTTAACTATAAAAGGTTATTATGGTAAAGCAGTAAAGATGGCTTTAATGTTATCTAGTTTTACATCAAGATATGACACCACAAGTGGTAATTTTAAAATTAGTTTAATTTTTTACACTTATAAATATACGGTATTAACTGAAGTTTTGATGGGGTATTTACAGGCAATACCTTATATGTATTCGTCAAGAGTTAAAATTGAACCTGTAAAAGGGGGTCCTTCTAATTTTGTACCTCAAGAAAATAAAAGAGTAGAGTTGGGTTATCAAAAAGTTAAAGAATTATATAGTGAATATAAATCAAAAGGACTAATACCGGATGATTTTCCCGAAATGACTATTGTACAATTAAGACAAAAATTAGAGGGGTTTGTTAAAGAAATTTTAGATAATTTCACAAAACAAAATATGACCCCATTAACTAATTTGGATAATTATTCAAAAACTTTGGAAGAATATACTAAAAAGGTCTATTATAGATTAGATTCTTCGGACCCATCTTGGTATAATAAATATATGGATACTGAAAATTTTTTTGTTACAACAGATGGTACAAAAGTATATACTTTTAAGAAAGAATTTAAGGATAAACCAGATTCTAGAAAAAACGCACCAAATGAATTAAAAGGTATTATTGAGAAATTTAATGACGAGTTAAAGGCTAATCAAACCGTTGGTGATGACGGTTCATATACTATTGATGGTAAAACCGAAAAGTCTACAATTTCTTTTGAAATTACACTTGAAAAAACTTTTAAATACAATTTAGACGAAAACGATATTAACTGGGAAGAAAGTTATAAACAAAGAAAAAAAGTTTCAACGGCTAGTGAAACAGATATTGAAAATTTTAAGATAGAGGTAAAAAATCAAGCTCTATTTAATAGTAGGGACATTACTCAAGTAAATGGTAAATCAGAAACTGTTTACAATTATTTTAAATTTGAAAATAATTCTAAAACATTTATTGGTATAACTAATCAGATGTTTACAAGCTTAGACGGTTTTAGACAAAAAATAGAGGACGCATTAACAAACGCATTATCTAAATTATTATTAGATAAAGGTACTAATGGTCTTGGATTTATTCCTAACATAAGAAATGTGTTAGCGGTTCTTTTTGCTAACGGTGAAGCATTTTTAAGATTAATGGATGATATTCACGATAAAGCTTGGAATCAAAGAAATAGTAAAATTAGACAATTATCAATTTTTGATGAAACGGTTAAAAGTGCTAGTCAAGAACCAAAAGAAAATGAAACCGACCCTGTTTATCCTTGGCCTCAATTTATAGTGGCGACTAATGGTGAAAATGGTAAGGGAAAATATGAAATTAGATATCCGGGAGACCCAGATGTTGTTAGTAAAACAAAGGCGTATCTTTATGATGTTTGGCCTGAAGTAGAATTTGTTGAAGAATTTATTAAAGGATTTACGGCTAAAAACTCTGAAATTACAAATCCGACACCAATATTTAATGAACTTATTGACATTCAACGAGTTTCTGTTAATGCTATAGAATATCCTGTTAGTAATGTTGTTTATTCTAATAAAGAGGAGGTTAAATTTTTCTATGAAATATTTGAAAGATTATTTTTAACATCCAACTATTCTAGATTATTTAGAACTACAACATCAACATATGGTACGGGTATTCTAACAGATGTGGTATCAGAAATTGAAAGTTTAAATATTGTTAACAGTTTAACAAACCAAAATCCATTTATAATTCAAAAACTAAAACAATTTGGGTTTAATGGTCAAAATTTTGAGATAATGTTAAGACATATGTCTAATGATGGTACCGGAGCTAGTTGGCAAAATTTTATTAGAGGAATTTTTAATACTACGTATATTAAAAACTTTGTCAACAATTCTAGTTTTAGTTTTATAAGTGAAAGTGTTGTAACGAGTCCTGCGGGTTCACCAATTACTTCATTAAAAAATGAAGATAAATTAGTTGAATATTTAAATAATGATAATACAACTAGTTTTGATTTATTGGATGTTTACCCATTTACAAGATTAAATTGGGATAAAACTTATCTTGCAAATGGTGTATCAATCTCTGATGCCCCAACGGCATTTAGTACTAAAAATGTTTTAACATATAATACTAACTCTAAAGTGATTACTAATTTCTTAGGAAATGCCGGTGTTGATAGTGTTAAACCATTCACAAATTTTTCAACTAAAAATGATGTTGCACCAACAGGTTATGATATTAACTTAAAAACATTTTATTCTAGTAGAACCAATGAAAAACAGTTACCAACTGAAGGTAATCTTAGATATTTTGATTATAGTGGGCAGGTTAGTAGTAACCAAACAGTTTCTATGTTAAACACACCATATTTTGTTAACTCAATACAAGAAGGGGTTAAAAAATTTAGAAACTTTGAAAATTATCCATATGTTTCGTCGGCTTATTTGTTTATTAACAGTTTACCGTTATCAACACTTAGAGAAAAATATAAAACATATACGGGTAATGAATCAACCTATTCTGTAAAGGATTTGGATTATATTTTTGCAACATTGAAAAAATTTGGGGCAATCCATAAGATACCATACGCTTGGTTATTAAAAATTGGTTCAGTTTGGCATCGTTATAAAACATATGTTGAAACAGGTAACGATATTTTAAATGAGTCTTGGTCAGGGTTTAGTTATGTTAAAAATTATGACCCGGTTACCAATTCAGCACAAAGAGTGTATCCTTTAACGATTGATGGTGCACAAATAGATGTTGTGTTAGAAAAAAATACGTTTTTAGGGTTAGAAACATCAACATTAATTAACACAGGATTTTATCCTAAATTAATTAATGATTTTAACGTTTTTTATCAAGGGTTCGAAATTTACTCAGGTTATACTGATGCGGACATTCAATTAGGGTTTAGTTCGGGGGTTACATTGAATTATGTTCCTGAAGCGATAATTAATTTAAGTGAAGGATTTGACCCAAGTAAACCTAAAAGAGATTTAAGAGTTATTCCTTGGTCTGTTTATGTTAATACTTTTGACAAAAAATTTTCATACTTAATACCTTCACAAGGTTCATTAATTAATCAAACATTAAATGAATGTTTTTCTGGGTCCGGAATAAATACTAAATTAGTTTATGAGGTTACTGGTAACACAGCGATGTATGATGGTTCTGTTAGATTATTTTGGCCGGCACCAAACTATGGTTATTTTGATAATAGTAAATTAATTAAACCAACACCAAGCCAATACTTAAAACAAGTATTTTCAGATAAGGGAGACCAAGAAAACTTTTCTATTAATGGAACATCTAATGAGTACACGGAAATTAGTGAGATGTTTTCAATTTTTGAAAAATCGGTATTAGATTTATTTGAGACCGAATTCTTAAACTTTTCAAAATCAACATACGATTATAATCCTGATGAAAATAATGTTAATTCAGTACCTTCAGAAAAATCATTTAAAAATTTTCAATTTTTATTTAGAGATTTGATGAAAATTGCGGCAATTACTGGTACGACATATACTAATAAAATAAATGATGCTCAACAAAAACAATTATTGGATTTTAATAATAAACTTACTAATTTCTTAAACTACAATGTAGTTTTTAAATATGGTAATCCGTCAAATTTTGATAAAAGATTGTTTTACACATTTTCTAACTTACCAATTATAGACCCATATACTTGGGAAAATTATAATATTGTTACACCAAACGCTTTACCACCACAAACAACTTTAATAACATCTCAAACCAGTCGTCCAAATGTGTGGAACGCTTTGAAATTATATGTGGGTTATTCTGAAATTCCTGAATTACAATATAAAAATAGTGGGTCTTATATCACTGATTTTTTTATTGATTTGAATGTGGCGTTTAACGTTGATAATGTTATTAATTTTGCACCAATTATTAAAATCTATGCAACTCAAAAATTAAAAGATAATACTTTAAATTTTGGTAAATTTTATAAATCAATGAATGATTATCTTTTATCGGTTGATAAGTTCAGAAGTGACACTATTACGAATTTAATGTTATCTCTAAGAAATAAATTACCTGATGTTAATAATTCTCCTGAAGCAATTATTACCAGTAAATTGTCGGGAAGCCAAACAAAAGTTGAACATTGGGAGACATTTAAGGCATTGAACGATAAATGGATTGCCGGAGGAGACTTCAAAACTAAAACATTGTTTGAGGATGTGTTATTATTAGATAGAGCGAGTAGAAATATTGGGGATAAAGTTTTTGTTGATATTGTAAGAATAAGTGATTTGTTGCATCCGGAAAGAATGAATTCAACAACTCCATTATACACAATCATTTCAACAATATTAACAATTAATAATTTTCAAATTATGAATTTACCATCATATGTTAATTTTTATAACGTACAAGATGCGTCTAAAAATCCGACACCAAGAGCTGAAGGGTCTTTAGAGTTTGCAAATACATTATTTGGTAATTTTATGAATGTTGATTACAGAGAGTCCTCACCAAAATTAGTTTGTTTTTATGCGGGTAAGTCAAGTGAACAATTGGCGATTAAAAACAATGTTGATTATAGATTTAGAGATGATGCGTTTGAGTTAACAAGACAAGGAGATAATCCCCTATTTGAAAACCAAATAGGTAAAAAAGATTGGGATAAATCAAACAAAGTTGTCGGGTTTAACGTTGATATAGGACCACAAAATCAATCAATATTTCAATCATTTCAGGTGGCTCAAAACCCTGGTTTGGCGACAATGGAATCTTTGGCGGTTGAAACACAAATGTCTAACTTATATAATGGTACTGGTGGTGCTACTCAGAATATTTCACTATACAACTTATATAAAAATAGAAGTTATAGTTGTACATTATTTATGATGGGTAATGCTATGATACAACCAACAATGTATTTTAATTTAAGACACGTACCTATGTTTAGCGGTCCTTATATGATTCAGAAAGTTAATCATACAATTGGACCTGGTCAATTTGAAACTATTATTGAAGGGGTAAGACAACCAACCGCTGAATTACCTAAAATTGAAAATTATATTCAGGTGTTAAAACAAACGTTGTTAAATTCAATTAAACAAAAATTAGAACAGGAAAAAACAACAAACCCTACTAGTACTGATAATGTTTTAGGTCAGAACTCCCAAAATTATGATAGTCAAAATAATAGTTCTAATATGAAAATATCTGATAAAGGAAATTGTAAACCATTTAATACACCTTTATACCAAAATTTTAGTGCGGTAAACTCTGTAAGTAAAACTAATGTAAGTTATAAAGATGTTATAGATTCTATTATAGCAACAACTATTATAGCAAGAACTAATAATACTACATTACAATATACTGTTTTTGCAACATTGTACATTGCTTCAGATAATAAAAAAGATGGGTTAACGGCTTATGATAATAATTATTCAAATATAACTATAGACCAAAAATGGAATGAACCGACTATTACAAGATGGTTCTCAGATAAATTATATTTTTGTGGTTCGTTAAATACTGATAAGGTGGAAAGACCATATGTTCGTTTTACCAGTTTGAAGGAATGTGTTGGAATGTTATGTGAAAGATGGAAAGATAGAGTGGGAGAAATTAAATCAATAACTACACCTGATGATATTGCGAAATTTTGGATATTAAACAATAATACAAGTAATACAAGAGAGTTAAATGTTTATACTTCGTATAACTCAACAGAGTTAGAAAATTTAAAATCTAAAATTACCGAATCATTTAAAATATTTAATTCAACAACTCGTAATGTAACAAATACACAATCGTAGATACTATAAATTAATAACATTTACAAATAAACAGATATTTATATATAAAAAGATTATGAACACAAAATTAATATTAGACAATTATTTAGGTAAAACCACAAGAAGCTCAGAGAAAGATTTGGGTAATGGTTCTAAACAGGTTTGTGATTTAGATACGGGAGATTGTTATACTATCAGAATGAAAGATGGTTTAATTGAACGTGTGGATAACACTATGAATACAAATAAAAAAATCCAAGTTGAGACATTAACAGGTGTAAAACAATTATTAAACGGATAATGAGAAAAATAGATAATAGAATAATTGAGGAAATTGCTAGATATAATTCTATCAATAAATATATTGTTGAACAAGAGGCAACATTACCACCACCACCGGGAGAAGACCCTAACGCTCTTCCACCGGCAGACCCGGCACTTGCACCACCGCCAGACCCTAATTTAGCACCTCCGGCAGCACCTGCGGCACCGGCAGGACCACAACCTGTTGATGTTGCTAATGACCCTGATGTTGAAAAACTTGGTGATGATGCAAAACCTGAAACTGCGGGTGGTTCTACAGAAGAATTAGATATTACTGACTTAGTTAAGTCTCAGAAAAAAGTTGAGGAAAAACAAGAAGAGTATTTTAATAATTTATTCCAACATCTAACTGATTTAGAAACTAAATTAGGTGAAATGGATGGTATTATGACTAAATTAAATGATTTAGAAGCTAAAGTTGAAAAATATAGAGATAAAACACCTCAAGAAAAATTAGAGTTAAGAAGTTTAGACTCAGGACCTTTCAATCAAAAGTTATCTGATTTCTTTGAAGACAAAGAAGAAGATATGGAAAAATCCGGAAAAAATGAGTATATTTTAACTCAAGATGAAGTTGAAGATTTTTCACCTAATGAAATTAAAAAAACATTTAGAAATTTTGAAGACTCAATTCCATCACAAGGAGGATTCCAAAAAATAGCATAAGATAAGACGGACTAAAAAAGTCCGTTTTATTTTCACAAACAATTTGACAAACACACGGCTGACACTTATACTTTTATAAACCTTTAAATATTTTAAACACTATGGCGACAAATTCATTAGACGCAGTTTTGGCTCAATACGAGAAAGCAAAACAAGGTGGTTCTTCTAACACCTCAAAATTCACACAAGAAGAAAGAATGAAAAAATACTTCGCGGCAATCCTTAACGATAAGGAAACGCAAGGACAAAAAAGATTAAGAATCTTACCAACAAAAGATGGTTCTTCACCATTTAAAGAAGTTTGGTACCACGAGATTCAAGTAGACGGAAAATTCCAAAAATTTTATGACCCGGGAAAAAACGACAATGAACGTTCACCTTTAACTGAGGTTTACGAAGAATTACGTTCAACAGGTAAAGAGGCTGATAAAAAATTGGCATCAAATTACTTATCACGTAAATTTTACATTGTTAAGGTTATTGATAGAGATAACGAAGAAGATGGTGTTAAATTTTGGAGATTCAAATCTAACTACAAAAATGAGGGAATCTATGACAAAATCATCCCTATCTACAGAAACAAAGGTGATATTGCTGACCCTGAAAAAGGTAGAGACCTTATCTTAGAATTAACTAAGGCAAAAACTCCAAAAGGTGC